ATAAGGATTTAATGGGTGGGGTATGGACAGACAAAGAACATTCAGTAGATTCAATTAAACTTATCCCACCTCCATTAGTCCCTGAGGCTCCATCTAATGTAAATTTAAGAAATAGAGAATCATCAGCCTACTATAGAATTAGTTTAAAATCAAATAAACCAACACCAAAACAAGTAGCGGTACCTGTAAGTGATGCTTTACCACCCACACAAGAAGAATATCAACAAACATATTTTACAAGATATATTTTACAATATAAATTAGCAACTAAACCAGTTTATATAGAAGTAAATAAAAATACATATTATAGTATTTTAAATGCTACAGAATCAAATTATTATAATATGGTAGAGGTATTATGGAAAATTTATGGTCCTCTTTATGATAAAAAAGAAAACGGAATTTTAATTCAAGGTGGAGTAATTGACTCAAATCTAAGATCAATACAAGAAGCAAGTAAAAAAATATCAGGTATTGGAAATTATTTAAATGATTTATTACTCTACTATAAACAATAACATATTTATTATATATTATGAGACATTTATTAAATGAAGAAGTCATTAAAATGCAACAATTAGCGGGTCTCGCTGATAAAGATGAAACATTTGATGATATAGTAAATGAATGGTTAACAACTATTGATGAACATGCCCTTTTAACTGAAGAAGAAAAATTATTAGAAGAAGGATTATGGGAAAAAACCAAGTATTATTTATCAAAATTAGGTAGATACAAAGCAAATGGTCAAATCTTTGGTAAGGATAAAATAGATGCTGAAGCAGAAAAAAAACTTCAAGATATTTTAGAAAAGCAAGGCAATGAAAAAATTAAAGATCTTGTAGCTGCTATCAAAAATTACAATGAAGAATTTCCTAATAATGAAGAAGAATCAAAATTCTTAAAAACAGCATTAGAAATAGGAAAAACATATGATGGAATAGTATCAGCAACTAAAAAAGATCCTAAAGATGATGGTTACATGCCTGTAGATGCAGCTAACGTTATTATTACAGATTTAAGAGAATTAGTAAAAGACTTTCTAGATAGAAAATTAAAAGCAGCTTATTCAGTATTTAATGAAGCTGATGAAGATTTATCAATAGGAGATACAGATGACTATGATAAAAGATCTGCTAAAAATTTATTAGCAAAAAGAGCAGGTGATCAAGAGTTTGATTCAGAAAGAATGAAAACTCTTAAATCTAAAAAACTTCCATTAGCTTTATTATCATTAGGTGCGGCAGCAGGTGGTTTAGGTTGGATCTACAAAATGTTAGCAGATTCAGGTGAAACTGTTTTTGAATGGATAAAAAGTATTAAAGATTTAGGAAATGTTCAAGATGGTGAAGGATTTACTCAAATCTTAAACAGAACTATGGATGCTGGATTAAGCCCAGATTCATCAGTATCAGAAGTAATAAGTAATGTTAAAGAAATTGGTGGGGGAGATTATGATAAAGGTGTTGAAATGTTAACACAAAAAGACGGTATTTTTGCAGATCCAGGTAAAGCAAAAGAAGCTTTAATGGGGATGAAAGAAGGACACAATGATGAATCTCTTAAAGATTTCTTTAAAAATAATTTAGCAGGAACTGGAAAATCACCTGGAGATATGCTTGTTACAAAAGCTGGTGGTGTTTTAGCTAAAATGGTGTTAAGACAAACTGTTAAACAAGGAGCTAAAACAGCAGTAATGGCTCCTTTTGCTAAAATATTAGGTGTTTTAGGTGTTGCTGGAGCGGCAGCAGTTGCAGTTGCTAGATACAAAGGTAAAAAATCATCAAGAGCAAAAGTATTGAATGATTTATACCAATCAATGAAAAACATTAAACCAACTGAAGAAAACCCATCAATTGTAGCTATTCCAAATACTCCTTCTACAGGAATAAATAATACTCAAGCTCAAACAGGAAAAAACAATCAACAGACTCAAACAGCTCAAGCATCATCTTCAGTAAAACCAGTTACACCAGATGGACAGTTAGTTAATAGAGACTTAAATAGAAATACATCATTAAAAACAGCATTAGCTCGAATTGATACAGCAGATGAATTCAGAGAATTAATTCTTCAGATGAGTCAATTTGTAAGTGCTAACTTAAAAAAAGATAAAACTAACTTAAAATCAGCTCTATACACTATCGCAAATAAATTAAGAGCTAAAACAAAAAACATAACTGAAGATTACTCATTACCTGCTGATACTCAAAATACTAATAAAGCTATTCAGGCCACTAAAGAATTAGTAAATGATTTGCAAAAAATTAATACTAGAGATGAGTTTGTAGATTTAATACTTAATATATTACCATTAATAGATCCAGACGGTAAAATTACAAAAGATAGAAAAAAATTAATAAACATTATCTATTCAGCAGCAAATAAAATTGATTCTTTTATAGCTGATCGAGATAAAGACCCAGCTAAAAAACCAGGTGGATTAGGATAATATTTAAGGGTTGGCTTTAGTCAACCCTTTTTTTATATTATCAATAAAGGTTATGCACGCTATTATTGAGACTAAACATCAGTTAAATCAACTAAAATGTTGTACAAATGATAGTTGTTTTATTCAGATTATTCCAGGAAATGATAATTTCCATCCTAAATTAACTAATGTTAGTTCTGTTTATTATAGATGTAAAAATTCAAAAGGATATATTTTACCTATAAATCATAGTGAAACTTTTAACTTACAATGGGATGATGTTTTAGAATTTATCAAAAATCATAAAATAATTCATGTTTTAGATAAAAAATTTCATTTGTATTTCTTACCAGCTACTTTACCTATAACTGATATACAATTTAAAATTCTAAATAAAGAAAATAAAACTTTTAAAGTAAACGAATATAATACACCTATTCATACCCATTTTTATAGAGAACATTATTTTAGAGAAAATATTAATAATATTATACCTATTGTTAAACATTTGGAAAAATGGGAAGTTATATTTGATCATATAAAATTATTTTTAGATGGAAAACAAGAAGAATGGTTTGATAATCAATACACAGCTGTATTTAAGCAAATAGAACAACAAGGTATAAAAATATCACCCTCAAAGTTTCACTTTTTCTTTGAACCTAATTTTGATGAGTATTCTATTTATAAAAATAAAATACATTCTTCGTACAATCTTTACAACCTAACTACAAGACCGACCAACTCACACAATAATATAAATTTCGCCGCGCTCCCCCGCGAAAATGGCGCTAGAAAGGTATTTATCCCACAGCACGATTATTTTATAGAATATGATTTTACCGCTTATCATCCAAGTATTATTAGTAATCTTCTTGGTCACAAATTCAATTCTTCCCCTTATTTACATTTGGGAGAAATTCTCAACGTATCAGAAAAACAAGCAAAAGAAATTACTTTCCAAAACCTCTACGGTGGGGTTCGGAAAGAATTTAAAGACAAACCCTTCTTTAAACAAGTCTACGAAAAAACCTATGATTTATGGAATGAATTCCAAAGAAATGGATTAATCACTTTACCAAACGGAAGAATAGTTTATGACAATGGTGATTTTTCACCGTCAAAATTATTTAACTATCTAATCCAATCATTAGAAACAATATCAAATGTTGAAATATTGCAAAAAATATTGCCTTATTTACAAGATAAACAAAGTAATATAGTATTATACACTTACGATAGTATTCTTATTGATTTTTCTAAAGAAGATGGAGTTCAATTAGTAAAAGACATACAAAGTTTATTAGAATATACGGGATTTAAAACAAAACTAAAAAAAGGAACTAACTATGACTTTGAATAATATTCCCATATTTATTGGTAGTACAGATCTTGAGAGCATGAAAAATAAACTATTTTGCAGTTTTACTCCCCATATATACCTACCAGAAACAATAGCTAGTATTACTTCTAAATATGTTATATTATATAATAAATTATTTATTTTAGAATCTTCAGATACAGAGGAATATCTTATAACATATAACATAGATACAGATTCTCCTTTAGATCATATACCAGAAAATACTATTTTATTGCATCGTAAAAAAGAATCTAATTCTTTATACACAATAAATGCTTTAAATATTTTAGTTAAACAATTAAATAATGGTGTTTTAGATAAAACATTTCAAATAAATTGGAATAACTACAGAAATAGTGTATTATTAACACAAGGAGAAGATTTAAGAATCATCAACACAAGGATTTATAAGATAATCAATCTTTGATTGGTTTATTGTAAAAGTTTTATTATATTAAAAATGAAAGTTATTTATTATGGATTTATCAATTATTCAAAATCGATTGAACTCTTTACAAAACAAAGGTAAAAGTAGTTCACAAAACAAAGAAGAAAGGGCCAAAAGTTTTTGGAAACCTACTGTTGGAAAACAACAAATTCGTGTTGTTCCTTCAAAGTTTGACAAGTCAAACCCATTCAAAGAGATGTATTTTCATTACATCGCTAATCGCACTATGGCTTCTTTAACAAACTGGGGTGAAAAAGATCCTATTGTTGAATTTGCTTCTCAACTTCGTAAAACTGGTGAAAAAGAAAATTGGTCTATTGCTAAAACAATCGAACCAAAAATGAGAGTATTTTTGCCTGTAGTTGTACGTGGTGAAGAGTCTAAAGGTGTACGTTGGTTTGAGTTTGGTAAAGCAATTTATCAAGATTTGTTGAGCATGGCTGCAGATGAGGACATTGGGGATTTTACAGACATTTATGAAGGTCGTGATTTCTTAGTTGAAACTGTAGGACCAGATGTTACAGGTACTAAGTATAACAAAACTACATTACGTCCTCGTACTAAACAAACTCAATTGTCTGAAGATGTTACTCAAGCAAAACAATGGTTAAATGAACAACCTGATTTAATGTCATTCTATAAAAAGTATGACTATGAGGAAATGAAAGAAGTTCTATTAAACTATCTAAACCCAGAACAAGAAGCAGAAGTAACTGAAGATGAAGATGAGTCTGTAGTTGAAAAACCAATCATTCAACCATCAACAACTTATTCTGAACCTGCAACACCTAAAAAGAAATCAACATTTGATGAAGATGAATTTGATGCTTTATTTACAGAAGCTAAACCAAAATCATCACCATTTGTTGAAGACGAAGACGACGATTTACCATTCTAATCTAAATCATGGCTAAAAAGAAACTAACAGAAGCAGTCTCAAACGCTGTAAAAGGGAACTTTGACCTAGAGTCATTCAAATCCAGTAAAAATCTGAGTAACACCTCAGTTACATTTAAAGAGCAAAAATGGATCCCCTTAAGTCCAGCGTTTCAGGATACATTATCTCTTCCAGGGATACCAATGGGACACATCACGTTACTTCGAGGCCATTCAGATACAGGAAAAACAACTGCTCTTATTGAAGCAGCTGTATCAGCTCAAAAGATGGGCATTTTACCAGTATTCATTATCACAGAAATGAAATGGAATTGGGACCATGCCCGTCAAATGGGTTTTGAAATGGAAGAAGTAGTTGATGAATCAACGGGAGAAGTTGTAGACTACAAAGGATTTTTCGTTTATGTTGACAGAGGCTCATTACAAACTATTGAAGATGTAGCAGGATTTATCGCTGATTTATTAGATGAACAGAAAAAAGGAAGACTACCATATGACTTATTATTTTTATGGGATTCAGTTGGATCAGTTCCATCTAAAATGTCAGTAGATTCAAATAAAAACAATCCACAATGGAATGCTGGAGCTATGTCACAACAATTTGGTAATTTTATTAATCAGAAAGTGATATTATCACGTAAATCAAATTCACCATATACTAATTCATTAGTGGTAGTAAATAAGATTTGGGTATCACCAGCTGAAACACCAATGTCTCAACCTCGTATGCGTAATAAAGGAGGAGATACAATGTTTTTTGATGCTAGTTTAATTGTTACTTTTGGAAACGTCACAAATTCGGGCACAACAAAGATTAAGGCGACCAAGAACGGGAAAGATGTAGAATTCGCGAAAAGAACACGCATTATGTGCGATAAAAACCATATAACTGGTATTACCACCCGAGGAACAGTTACTGTAACAGTACATGGTTTCATTCCTGATGATCCAAAAGAAGTAGATAAATACAAAAAAGAACATAAAGATGAATGGTTAAATGTTCTAGGCCCTGGAGATTTTATAGTTGTTGAAGATAAATCAGATTGGGAAGAAAGTGCTAAATCTATACCGATGATGGGTGAGGAGGATTTTGATTAATGGATAAGGATTTTGAAGAATTGATAAATAAACTTGGGAAAGCAAGGCAGGACAAAAATCCTGCTTTGCAACCTAAAGTATTATTAGTTGATGCAATGAATACTTTTTTAAGGTCATTCGCTATCATAAATCATATGAATCCTAAAGGAGCCCATATTGGTGGTCTAACAGGTTTTTTAAAATCAATAGGTTATGGTATTAAACAAACCCAACCTACAAGAGTTATTATTGTATTTGAAGGAGAAGGATCAACTAACAATAAGAAAAATTTATTCCCTGATTATAAAGGTAATAGAAAACTTAAAAGAATAACAAATTTTGATGGTTTTCTAAATCAAGAAGATGAATCTGCTTCTATTGAAACCCAACTGTTAAGACTAGTTGAATATTTACAATGTTTACCTATTGATTTAGTTGCTATTGATAGAGCTGAAGCAGATGATACTATTGGTTATTTAGCTACTAGATTTCAGGATAAAAATGATGTTGTTATAATGTCTTCAGATCAAGATTTTTTACAACTTGTAAATAATAAAATTACAGTATATTCTCCTACTAAAAAGAAAATATACACACCAGAAAAAATCAAAGAAGAATATGGTGTAACACCTCAAAATTATCTTCAAATAAAGATTTTATTAGGTGATAGTAGTGATAATGTTCCTGGTGTACCTAAATTAGGTCCTAAAAAACTAATTAAAAATTTCCCAGAATTACAAGAAGAAAAAACAATAACATTAAAAGAAGTTTTAGAAAAATCTCAAAGTACTAAAGGTACAATGTATGAAGCTATTAATATGTTTTCTCATCAATTAAAAATTAATGAAAAACTAATGGACTTACATAATCCTAATTTATCAGAAATGATGAAATTAGAAGTTGAAGATACAATCACTCAACCTAAAAATACAATGGATAAAACAAAGTTTTTAACAATGTATAACACAGATTTACTAGGCAATAGTATACCTAATGTAGAAGCTTGGTTAATAAATGTATTTACCCATTTAATGGTATTTAAAAAATAAATTATTATAATAATAAAAGTTATGGTCTCATTTTCAAAATTAAGTCAATACGGTTTACCGTTCCAATTTAAAGTAATTAACCAATTACTTACTAATAAAGAATTTATTCTTAATATTAGAGATACTATTGAAACTGAATATTTTGACAATCAAAGTATACAATGGATTGTTCAACAATCTTTAAAATATTTTGATCATTATCATACTAATCCAACCTTAGAAGCATTACAAATTGAAGTAAAAAAATTAGATAATGATGTTTTAAAAACAGCAGTTATTGAACATTTACGTGAGTCATTTAGAATTGAAAATAATGACATTGAATATGTAAGAAATGAGTTTACAGGATTTTGCAAAAACCAACAATTAAAGAAAGCACTTATGACTTCTGTTGGTTTATTAGAAAATGGAATGTATGATGACATTAGATCACTTATTGATTCTGCTTTAAAAGCAGGAATGGATAAAAATATAGGTCATGAATATCTAAAAGATGTAGAATCAAGATACAGGCCTGATGCTCGAGAAATTATTCCTACACCTTGGAATGATATTAATAAACTCTTAATGGGAGGAATTGGTGGTGGTGATTTAGGATTAATATTTGGAGGACCAGGTGGTGGTAAATCTTGGATGATGGTTGCTTTAGCTGGACATGCTGTTAAACAAGGATATAATGTAGTTTACTATACATTAGAATTATCAGAAGTATATGTTGGAAAAAGATTTGACGCATTTTTCACTGAAGAATCTGTAAATACTATTCATTTACATAGAAAAAAAGTAGAAAATGAAATTAATAAATTAACAGGCAAATTAGTTGTTAAAGAATTTAGTATGGGAAAAGCAACAGTTCAAACACTTGAATCTCATATTCAAAAACTCAGAGACACAGATCAAGCTCCTGATTTAGTTATTATTGATTATATTGATCTACTTCGATCACCAAAACGAAATTCTGATAGAAAAGATGAAATTGATGATGTATATATGGCTATTAAAGGAATGGCTAGAGATATGAATATACCTATTTGGTCTGTATCTCAAGTAAATAGATCAGGAGCACAAGATGATATTATTCAAGGTGATAAAGCAGCTGGTTCATATGACAAAATCATGATTGCTGATTTTTGTATGAGTTTATCTCGTAAAAAAGAAGATAAAGTTAATGGTACTGGAAGATTACATGTTATGAAAAATAGATATGGTATTGACGGGTTAACATATAATGCTTTAGTAGATACAACTATGGGTCATATAACTTTAGATGAAAATAATGAAGGTGTAGAACTTAAAGAAAATAAATCATTAACTCAAAAAGATTCATCTGAATGGGATAATAATGATTTAAGAAAAATTCGAGGAAAATTTGCTGAACTTGAGGATTTACTTTAATAATTAATATTTATAATCCCAAAATGAAAAATGTAGTATTGGTAGCTTGTGTAGCTACAAAAAATGACAAGCCTATGCCCGCTGAAGATTTATATGCTTCAGATTTATTTAAAAAAAGTATAGCGTATGCTCATAAATTAGCTGATGATGAAGATATATATATTTTATCTGCTAAACATCATTTGTTACCTATTAAAAAAGTTATTGAACCTTACAATATGACTTTAAATGATTTTGACAAAGATGAAAAAGAAAAATGGTCTAATATTGTTTTAGATGATATTAAAAAAAGATATAATATTGATGAGACAAATTTCATATTTCTAGCAGGTAATAACTACAGAAAATATCTTCAAGATCAACTTCCTCATACAAAAGTTCCATTAGAAGGACTAAGAATAGGACAACAAAAAGCTAAATTAATGAAATTACTAAATGAAGTTTATAATAAAATTAAAAAAATTGTTTTACAAGAAATTAAAAAATTATTCAAATGAAATTAACACACAGTGAACTAGAATCAAAAATCAATGAATATGTTGATGAATCTTATGCTTTTGGAGATTCTGAAGGAAAATTAATAGAAAATGTATTAAAATCCTTAAAAATTATGTTAAATGAATCTAATGGCATTAGTAAAGAAATTTTAACAGAAGCAGCTAATAATTCTCAAGGAGAAAGTAAATATATTATAGAAGACTTTATCCTTTATTTAGAAAATATATAGTATTTTATTATACTATAATTAATTAAAATTTTAATATTATGAATATATCACAAAATATCCTCAGTGACATAACTGTGCATATGAAGTATGCACGTTTTAGACCAGAGCTTTCCCGAAGAGAAACATGGGATGAAATAGTTGCTCGAAATAAAGAAATGCATGTAAAAAAGTTTCCTCATCTTGAAGAAGAAATTAATGAAGTTTACAAAATGGTATACGATAAAAAAGTATTACCATCAATGCGTTCATTACAGTTTGCTGGTAAACCAGCTGAAATTAATAATGCAAGAATGTTCAATTGCTCATTTTTACCAGTAGATGATTTTAGATCATTTAGTGAAGCAATGTTTTTATTGCTTTCAGGATGTGGTGTAGGATACAGTGTTCAAGCACATCACATTGATCAACTTCCTGAAATTAAAATACCAACTAGAACAAAAAGATACTTAATAAACGATAGTATTGAAGGATGGGCTGACGCTGTTCATATGTTAATGAAAGCATATTTAAAAGGCGGTTCACTTCCTAGATTTGATTTTAGAGATATTAGACCAAAAGGTGAACAACTTATCACAGCAGGTGGTAAAGCGCCAGGACCAGAACCATTAAAAGAAGTATTATTTAATGTTCAAAAGATTTTAGATCGTAAAGAAGCAGGTTCAAAACTTACACCATTAGAATGTCATGATATTATGTGTCATTTAGCTGATGCAGTATTATCAGGTGGTATTAGAAGAGCGGCATTGATTTCATTGTTTGATTTTGATGATGAGGAAATGTTGACATGTAAGTTTAGTAATTGGTGGGAAACTAATCCACAACGTGGAAGAGCTAATAATTCAGCAGTAATCTTAAGACATAAAATTACAGAAAGTGAGTTTATGGGATTATGGGAAAAAATTGAAGCATCAAATGCAGGTGAGCCAGGATTTTTATTTTCAAATGATAAAGATTACGGAACTAACCCATGCGCTGAAATTGCTTTAAGACCATACCAGTTCTGTAATTTATGTGAAATTAATGCTACTGATATAGTAGATCAAGCAGATTTTAATAGAAGATCAAAAGCAGCTTCATTCTTAGGAACTTTGCAAGCTAGCTACACAGACTTCCATTACTTAAGAGACATTTGGAAAAAAACAACTGAAAAAGACGCTTTAGTAGGTGTAGGTATTACAGGTATTGCATCTGGAACATTAACTAATATTAACTTAGAAGAAGGTGCTAGAATAGTTAAAGATGAAAATGAAAGAGTAGCAAAACTATTAGGGATTAAGAAAGCAGCTCGTACAACTACAGTAAAACCAAGTGGAACTTCAAGTTTAGTATTAGGAAGTTCAAGTGGAATTCATGCTTGGCATGATAAATTCTATATTCGTAGAATTAGAGTAGGTAAAAACGAAGCTATTTATACATACTTGAGTATTTACCATCCAGAACTAGTAGAAGATGATTTCTTCAATCCAACTCAACAAGCAGTTATTTCTGTTCCTCAAGCAGCACCCGAAGGAGCTACAACAAGAGCAGAATCAACACTTGATTTACTAGAAAGAACTCGTAGATTCAACATGGAATGGGTAAGACCAGGTCATAGAAGTGGACAAAACTTTAATAATGTATCTGTCACTATTAATGTTAAAGCAGGTGAGTGGTCTTCGGTTGGATCGTGGATGTGGAATAATAGAAACGACTACACAGCAATGTCATGTCTACCGGAAGACTTAGGAAGTTATAGACAAACTCCTTATGAAACTGTAACTGAGGAACAATATAATGAGATGGTACAACATTTACATAATATTGACTTACGTAACGTAGTGGAAATCAGTGATATGACTAATTTAATGGATCAGCAAGCCTGTATGGGATCTAGCTGCGAAATTGTATAATACACCTTGCAACCCATGCGGAAGGGGAGTCAAGAAATTGGCTCCCTTTCATAATTTTATTATAATATAATTATATGATGAAAGTTTCACATGAAATACCTAAAGCGCTATTAGAAAAGAGTTTTGAATTTAATGACTTTGACTATTTTCTACCAGCGTTTGCACATGATGAAGATTATTTAAATCACTTTATTAAAGCAAGAGAAAAAGGTAGATTCATTATCATGGATAATGGTCTATTCGAGAATGATTTAAAAGATGAACAAACATTATTAGAGTATTACAATCTAATACAACCAGATGTATTTATCGTTCCTGATGCTTGGAATGATTATGATTTAACTTGGGAAAATTATAAAGAATGGAAAACAAAAGTTGATCCTAACAAAATCATGGTGGTATTACAAGCAAACGATATGTTTGAAGCGAAAGAATTTTATGAAAGATTAGTAGCA